GTAATCTTAAAAATTAACCTCTATAAGAAGGTTATATTTAATATAGGATATTTTAGGATAATGTCAACCCTGGCCTTTGTATCTCTTCTGTGATTTTTGACGTTTTTCGCCCTTATTTTTATTTTTTTTGTGTTGGCGAGCGCCTCTTTTCTTGGGCTTATCACGAGGTGTAAAGAATTTAAAACTTTGTTTAGCCATCTTCCCACTGTTTAACAAATGCTGTTTTATCTTCTGGACAACTTAAAACTGGTAGATAAGTTATCTTACCATTAACATGTTGCCGTAAATCTTCACCGCAATTCATGCATCTATATATTTCGTTTGTAAGTCCGACCAACATAGTATGTTCTTCACATGTTGGACACTGGCCTTTTACTACTTCTGCTGATACTTTCATATTATTGACAGCTTAAACACTCATCGCTGTCATTGTCAAGGTCTGCGAGTGCTTCTTCTTTGCAGTCCTGGCTGCAAAACATATCTAATTCGTCTTTAGGTTCGAACTCTTTTTTACATTGTTTACAGTTTTTCATTATTCTTCTATAATTTTTTTGATTGCTTTAGATCCGTCTATGTTTTCTTCTAATTCAACTTTTACTTTTCCGCATTTGTACTGAATATTATCATTTACTGTACGTTCCGCAACCCTTTTTCCTTTTAAACAAGTAGCCATAGAGGGTTTTCCTGTATCTGGGTCAACCTGTATTCTATGTTCTGTAAGAACTCCTCCTATAAACATACAAAGAGCTACTACGCTACTGATGACCGTTTCCATTTGCTCTTACCTTATCTTTTAGTTCTTCAACATCTTCCAATGCTTTATCTAATTGTGTTTTTAAAAATTCTATATTAACTTTGTTTGTCATATTCATTTCTTGAGTAGACTGTAATTTCTCTACGGTCTTGTATAAATCTTCCAATAAAAAATGTTGCTCCTGGTCCGTGGGCACTTGTTCGGACTTCTTTAATAAATCATTTTCAAACAACTCACGTGATGTCTCTAAGGATACTAATCTTGCCGTAAGCTCTGTATATGCAAATACACCCATTGCAACTAAAATTATAAGGCTAGCTACCGTCTTCATAGGCATCTGCACTCTTGCCTCTTCTCCAATATCTAATGGTTTATTTGACATTAGGACCTCCGAAGAATGCTAGGAGACAAAGAGCAATAATTAACATAGCTGTGAATCTATAATCCATCCTAGCACACTCCATAATCATTACTTTACTATGTAAGCTACAACTAAAACTGCAACTACAAGACATTCAATCTTGTGGTCTGACCAGTAATGCATAGCTTTACTTTTCATTTTTTTAATCATTTTTTTTCTCCTCTATTTCATAGAAGAACTTATCCGTATCTTCTGTACGCCAAGCCCTACTATCTTCAACATTCCATTCAGAAGTCTGCACTTTCCAGTCAGGAGTACTATCTTTCACAGTGAAAGAAGGTAAGTCCCATATACATCTGTTGTTAGGTTGTGCTGCAAAATTACCGTCATCGAGGGCAATTATGTGAGCGCACTTATGTTCGTGCGGAATCTCTGAATGATCTGTGTCAAGTATATTACTGTCTGGATGTGCAAAGTCAACTGTAAATAAGTATTTACCTGGGTGCCATTTCTTATCTTTTCCGATATACTTACCGGCTTGTCCGTCTAATATATCCCAACGATGGACAGAAGGATAATAAGAAAAACTATTCCAGAGCTGTAGTTCATCAAGTCGTCTTGCGGGCACTCTGGATGGTTCAAATCCCTTTTGAATAAACGCGCTAATTGGTAAGCGATAAAATACTGCACCGTTTTCCATAATAGCATGAAATAATATAGCACGGCCTGTAAGAGCGCTAAGACCAAACACAATGCAGTCTTCAACTTCTCCGTGATGTTTTTTACAATCATATAAATACTCTCTTCTTATTTGTGCATAAGTTGCCGGTATGTTTGCATTTAAGTAAGCCATAATTTATTCTCATTTTATATTACCCCAATTAGGGCCAGATTCATAGTCCACCTTGTTAGGTACTTCCAATTCTACTGCAGATTCCATAATCTCTTTTATTTTATCTGCATTACCATCGACCGATATATCAAGTTCATCATGTACTTGTATATGCGGTATGATACCTTCTTTGTATAGATCAACCATAGCTTTTTTAGTCATATCAGCTGCTGATCCTTGTATAAGTTTATTTAATGCTTTGTATGTAAAAGCACGCTTGATCCCTGGTCCGTGTTCCTGGAGTGCATCTTCGTGAGGCAATGATTTATGTATCCCGAACTGGTTAGGCTCCCATAAATTAAATCTACATCTACGTCCAAGTAAAGTTCTAACTCTACCTTTGTCCTGGGCTCTACGCATTACACTTTCCATTAACATTTTTACAAATGGAACTTTGTCATGATACGTTCTAAACAGATCATCAGCATTCTCTTTAGATACACCTAGCTCTGCTTGTAATTTATTTTTACCCATACCATAAAACAAACCAAGATTAATTGTCTTGGCCTGTGATCTAGGTATATTTGCCATGTCAGCTACAATTTTATGAAAGTCTGTATCCGGTTCATCGTTGTATGCATCAACAACTTCGTTTACTTTATATAAATCATCGAGACTAGCATAGTGTGTAACAAGACGTGGTTCTTGTTGTGAGTAGTCAAAGCAACCCCAAGTACAACCTTCTTCAGGAATAAACAAACTTCTGATCCGTGGTCCAAGTTCCTTGTTACGTGCAGGAATCTGCTGTAAGTTTGGATTGTTGTAACTAAACCTACCGGTCACTGTACCACCTTGATCGGATCTAATTTGATTGATCTCTGCATGGATACGACCTTTGTGAGAATGTTTTAATATTGTATCTATAAATGTTGTGTGAGATTTATTTATCTCTCTTGCATGTGCAATTGCTTTTGCTACAGGGTGTGTTTGATTCTGTAACCAATTTTTAGTGAAGCTTGGTGCTTCAGTTTTTAAAGTTCGTTCGTAAGGTAATTTTAATTTATCAAATACTTGGGCTATTGATCTTGCAGCCCAGATCTGTACATCAATCCCTGTTACTTTTTTAACTTCCTGTAAACATTTCTTTTCATCTGATACTAATTCTTTTTTTAATTGGTGTGCTGCATCTACATCGACACGTACTCCTAAGAATCTCATGTCAACAAGACATGGAAACAATTCTGTTTCAAGATCAAAGATAGATTGTACATCTTCATCTAGTATTTCTTTTTTCATTTCTTGCCATAGTTTTAGAGTCAACACTGCATCTTGCTCCGCATACTCTCCAACATACATTGCAGGTAGTTTATACATCTCAGACTTAGCATCTATGCCCCAATGCGCTGCAGTTTCCTTCAATACAGCCTCATTTTTACCGATTCCGACGTAATCACGACCCAAACTACCTAAATCATAACGAAAGCGATTCTCGTCCACGAGAGAGCCAGCAATCATGGTATCTACTATTCTACCTTCTATTTTAAGGCCCATAGACCTAATCCAACATACATCGTACATTGCATTGTGAAATATCTTAATTGCAGGTGTATTTAGTACATCTGTAAACCATTTGATAACCATATTCTTATCCATGTTACCGCCACCTTCATGTGCGATAGGATAATATCCAGACCAACCTTCTACAGCAACAGCTATACCTACAACTTTACCATTACCAATTACAGATCCTGAACCTGTTGATTTTAAATCTGGGTCTTTGGTCTCTAAGTCAATTGCAATCTCATCATACTTTGATAAGTCTGGAAAAGATTCTGGTGGTAGCCACTCTGTTTGTGGTTTGAATATAGGTTTCATGAATAGTCTCTTTCTAATATCATTTCTAAATAATGTATTGCTTTATTTATGTCTTCTTCTTTTCCCTTTGACTGATGTCGACATATATATTTTATAGCATTGCCTTCTGCAAAAAGCAATTTGTTTTCGTTTATAAACTCTGCTGGTTGTATCTTCATTTGTTTGTAATGTTTTCCACCAACTTGATTGTCTAGTGAATCGTATGTTGCTTTTTTAAATATATCTTTGTTTGTCATAGATTGTAAGCCTTCTTTGTTTGTGGTTCGATTATATATAAATTCTTCTCTGTTCTTGTGCACGCAACATAAAATAATCTATGTGTATCATCTGGATCTTTTTCATAATCTACAAATGCTGCACCCGCCAAGTCTGTTATTACAACTACGTTTTCTCTTTCATTACCCTTAACGCCATGTATTGTTGATATACTAATTCTAGGATTGCTATCTAAATTTTCTCCGGATCTAATTAATTTTTTTATTTTGTATATATCTTCATCACCTATTTCATTTAATGCTTTATCCCATTCAGTTTCTGTTTTAAGTCCATACTTTTCTTTCAATGTATCAATGTCATAAAACCCATCTTTTATTATTGTTTTAAATAACTTTGGATCCCAATTATCTTTAGTCATCTTTGCAGCAATTTTCTTGATATCATTATAGTGTAGAGGTACACCTTTTTTTAAATCATTCCATTTTTGTATAATCTCATATATATTTTTTACTCTAGGCACTGCATTTCTTCTTTGCCAATACAATTCTTTTTCATCTAATATGTTTCCAATACCTGCCAACATGTAGTTAGCTTGTGCTAATACTAACCATCTACCTGTTGAAAAATCTACTTCGTGAAGATCACTGCAATAGTCAACAGAGCCTTCTTCTTGTTTTGGTAGCCATTCTTTTTCTACTCTATTATGTACTTTTTTTATTATCTTGTTTGCTAATGCAAAAGGTTTTTGTGGTACCCTTTGTGATTGATCTAGCACAGTTCTTTTACCTTCTAGATTTATAAATGTACTAACGTGTGCACCATTCCATCTGTATATGGCCTGGTCATCATCACCTGATATGTATGAGTCTTGACACTTTTCTTCTATCTTCTTAACTAATCTCCATTGTACTAAACTTAAATCTTGTGCTTCATCCACAAACATAACTCTAAGTTTTGGTGCTTCGCCACTTGCTATAAATTTTTCTAACATATCTGGAAAATCAATTAATCCATGTTGCTCTTTGTATCTCTCTAGTTCTTCAACTATAATTTCTAACTTATCTAATTGTATTTTATTATTGTTATGTAAATTATAAAATTTTATTGGGTCCATTTCTTTTGATCGTGCTAAGTTTATTAACTGTATGTATGGATCTGGAGAATAGAATATACCCTCATAGTCTTCATCTTGTCTTGCACCTTCTAATTCTATTTGCATCTTCTCTGATAATTCTTTGTAGTGCTTTGGTTGCATTACTTGGTTTTTATTTATACCAAGTTGATTAAAACAAAATGAATGAAGGGTTTGAAAGTATGGTACATCGTTGTAAGATAGTTTAAATTTATCTACTGCTCTTTGTTTACCTTCTTGTGCAGCGTTTTTACTAAATGTAAAATAACCAATCTTATCTGGTGGTGTATTAGTTAGAAACTTTTCTATGTGTCCAAGTAGAGTATGTGTTTTACCTGTGCCTGGTGGTCCATAAATTATATGACGCATTAGTAGTTTTCTTTCTTAAATGTTTTTGGTTTGTATGTTTCTATTTTTTTATCAAATCTAGCTACAACAAATACAGATAGTTTTGTTTTACCTACACGTTTAGTTGTACAGTTTAAATCATCTTTTAACATCTGTGATGTTCTTTGATATGGAACTCTCCAATGTTTTCTTGATAAATAATTATTAAAAAAGTTATCAAATACAAAGTGATGAAAACCATCTTTAGTATAAGTACCACCATTACGTAAGTCTTCGTAGTCGTCTTTTTGTATCCTGTTTACGCAATAATCTTCTAAGTAATTATTTAAAATATCTTTTGTACTTGTACCTTCTGCAGGTTCTGTAATTTCTGCATTAGTTAATAATGCAGTTGTAACTTTTTTCCAGTCGCCAACTTTTACTGTTGGTGGATTTATTCTTAATTGTTTAATACATTCTTCTTGAAATAAAACTTGATTAGCTAAATGTTTTGCTGAATCTAAATATAATCTATCACCATCTACATTCATATAATAATAAGGTTCTTCCAAGTTAACTACTTGTAAATCTGTTAGACTTGGAAACACTGGTTCTTGACCTATACCAAATTTTCTTTTCTTACATAATTTTTTATCACACAAACTACACATAGGTTGGTCATTGCATTTGTAACCCCATTCTTTTTTATCATGTTGTTTTGTAATTATATTTACTTCTGTATCAGATAATGGTTGTTCCATTGCAGTTTCATTAAATACTATTACTTTTGATTTCCAATTGTCGGGCCATTTAGATTTTGCATATACACCATAATGAAATAGTGCATTATTTCTACCACCCTCACCAATTTTATTTTGTGCCATTAATTCTATACATGGTGGTCCATCAGAGTATGGAGTCTCCGGTCTTTTAACTTCTATTGTTTTGATGTCTTGTTGTTTATATCTTTCGTAGAGTTCAAAAAAAGCATCTATACTAGCAGCTTCGCCATCCTCCATAAAGGCGTATCTTGTCGTTTGACCACAATTAAAGTATGGTAAATTTAAAAAGTTTCCTGTATCATCTTTTGATTTTAATTCTCTTTGTTTAGGAAATACTTCTGATCCACCATAACCTAATACAGATCTAATCTCGTTTAATTTATCTTGCATCAAACCTGCTGATACATAATCTTCTGTAAATAAAAATACGTGAGCACCACCAGACTTTGATCTGCATACTACTAATGGTAATTGAAATTGTTTTATTTTATTTATTAATTTTTTGTGATCAAACTCTGCGTATGAGTCAATGTCTATACATCCCCACTTACATTTGTTGTCATCATTGATTGGTATAATACCCAAACTATCAGCACCATCTAAATGCTTTTGCCACAAATCGTCTGTAACTGGTTCTCGTTTAACAAACGATTTACCTTTAATTTTATTACCGTCACCATTTGATTCACCTACTACAGTGACACCATGTGCACGGTCTAATCCATCAAATATATTTTTAAATCTTTCTATCATACAAAATAAAAGCGGGCGTCGCCACTCTCGCTTAAACGCCCACTACCTAGGATACTGGTTAGTAGTTAGAAGAACCTTTTGTAGTTTCTTCCGTACTATGTTTAGCTTGAATTTCACCCTTACCTACAGATTCTGCAAATGACTTAGCCATATCATATATAGCTTTATCTTCTACAGGACTAACTTTAGATACATCCCAACCAAACCATGTTCCTTTGTCATTAGACATCTGAACGGTTGATAGTTTATAAATGTGGCTATAAGTTGGCGGTGTGAATAAACCGTTTTTACCTTGCATCTTAATACCCATCATCATTGAGTTCCATTTTCTACTAACTTTAAGTTGAGTAGACTTCATAGAAATCAAAGCTGTCTGTGGGTTATCTCCAAGAGTCAATACAAAGTGACTAGCTGTGTTATCAAGATAGTTACCGTTTGGTAATCTGTCTTTATAATCTTTACCTCTAGTCGTCTGACTTACAATGTCACTGTCTGCCTCGTGCATTGCAACAGGTGCACCTGTACTGGTACCTCTGTCTTGCCATTCGATGTACTGTCTTTTGTAATGACATGGTACAACATTTAAAGTGTCATACAATTCATTAGTTACAGTATTTATTATTTTGCCTGGTTCTGCACCATCGACATATTTACCATCTCTTTTGTTTACCTCTGGAGATAGTTGTCCCAAAATTTTTAAGAATGGTAACGCAAGATCTTCTTGCGATATATTTTGAGCGCCTTGTGCTGCATCAGCTTCCATATCAAATGTTGCTAATGCGCTATTCTTTTTTTCTGCTACTTGGTTCATGTTTATTTGTTCCTTTTTATTGTTGTCTTATTCTCTGAGAATACCCCAAAGATTTCCGTTGGCATTTCTTTTCCTGCCTCAATACGCTCACGGACTAGCGCTTTCAGAGTCATGGGCTCAACCTTCATCTTTTGTGTCGGTTGAAACCCTTGACCCTTCGCAAGTTCAGCATAAGTTGCTGCCTTGTTATCTTCGTTACGACCAAATGATACCAAGATCTCGTTCTTAATAATATCACCTAGTCCATTGTCTCGAAGCCAGTTAAACGCCGTCTCTTTATTTGCTTCTGTAATAGTAGCACGATACGTCGTTGAAACTTTAAGATGTGATCCATCTTGAAGTTTTAATTCTGCTAAACCCATCTCGGACATCATGGTCGGTATAACCTCACCTGATATACGTTGGTATTCTTTTTTTAAATCTTTAATGTTGTTCTCACTTGTCTCTATTCTTTTATGTAAGCCCTCTAACATTTCTACTTGATCTGCAAGAGACTGAATGTTTTCAGTTTTGCTCATTGCATCTTGTTGGTCTTGTTCAAAGTTAATCATCTATTTCTCCTTTCTCGTATAGATTAATCTCAATAGGATAATATTTTCTTTCTTGTTTATCCCACTTCAATACATTGTATTTGCCGTTTGTAATATCAGATACAATAGAACACGCAACCCCAATGATTGCAGGATCTCCTGTTAATAATAAATAATCTTCTGGAGTATAATCTCTTAAACCTTTTCTTAATTTAAAAATTAAGGGACCAGGAGAAAAAATCATTTGAGAAAACTCTGGTAATAAAAAATTAAATTTACCTGAAGTAGAATAAGAAGCTGCACCCATAATATTTATTTTAGGACTACCTGCTTGGCTACCCGGTATCTCTTGTATTACATAAACTTTTCTTTCTGACATTGACAAACAATATAATCATGTTTATATTAATGTCAACTAGAAAGAAGAAAAAAAATTATGAATTATAAATTTAAAACTAAACCCTATGCACATCAATTAACTGCATTGGAAAAATCGTGGAACAAAGAAAACTTTGCTTATTTTATGGAGATGGGTACAGGTAAAACAAAAGTATTAATAGACAACCTTGCTATGTTATATGACAAAGGCAAGATAGATGGTGCTTTAATTATTGCACCTAAAGGTGTTGTTAAAACTTGGTATGAACAAGAACTACCTACACACTTACCTGACCATATAGAAAATGTGTCTGTATTGTGGCAACCAAATATTACAAAAACACAACAAGAAAAATTAGATTCTCTATTTGAAATAGATAGTGCATTACATATTTTAGTTATGAATGTTGAAGCTTTATCAACAGACAAAGGTGTTAAGTTTGCAACCAAATTTATTAACTCTCACAAAACTTTGATGGCAATAGATGAGTCTACTACAATCAAAACTCCTACTGCTAGACGTACTAAAAATATTATTAAGATGGGAGTAAACGCTAAGTATAAAAGAATCATGACCGGTTCTCCTATTACAAAAAATCCGCTGGACTTATATACACAGTGTGAGTTCCTTGATCCGTGGTTATTGGACTTTAGTTCTTACTACGCGTTTCGTAATCGTTATGCTGAAATGAAAACGATGCATGTACATGGACGTTCTATTCAAGTAGTAGATAAGTTTCAAAATTTAGGTGAGTTATCGGATACAGTAAAACAATTCTCATACAGAGTATTAAAAGAAGATTGTTTAGATTTACCCCCTAAAGTATTTATCAAACGTCATATAGCATTGACAACTGATCAACAAAGAATTTATAAACAAATGAAAGATCAAGCTCTTGCTGTGCTTAACGGTAAAGTTACAACTACCATGACTGTGTTAACTCAATTAATGAGACTACATCAAATTACATGTGGTTATGTAACCGCTGATGATGGGACCACACAACAAGTTGAAAGTAATAGACTCAATGAATTAATGTCTATTCTTGAGGATACGGAAGGTAAAGTTATTATATGGGCCAACTATCAATTAAGTGTGGGTGAGATTATACAGAAGATAATTAAAGTTTATGGTCCAGATTCATATGTTCATTATTATGGATTAACACCGCAAGATGATAGACAAGACTTTATTCGTAAGTTTCAAAACGATCCTAAGTGTAGATTTATTATAGGTACACCTCAAACAGGTGGCTATGGTATTACCCTTACGCAAGCTAATACTGTTATCTATTATTCTAATGGTTATGATCTAGAAAAGAGACTCCAATCAGAAGACAGAGCACACAGAATAGGACAAAAGAAAACAGTGACTTATATCGATCTGATTTGCGAGGACACGATCGACGAGAAGATTGTGAAGGCTTTAAGAGATAAAATAAATATTGCATCTGAAGTTATGGGTGAAGAATTAAAAGATTGGATTTAAAGTATATCTTTTGCTTTACCTAAAATAGGTTTGTATTTAGTTTTATTTTCTTCTCTATATGCATGTAGAAATTGTTTTCTTGGTGTGCCTTCTGTTATACTACAATGTATCCATCCCGAATTAGGTTCTCCAGGTACGTAGTACTCAACGATCAGCTGATCCCATTCTAATTCTCTATGTATCCAATCTGCAAGTTCAGCATTGTCGACTCCAACACATTCGAAGTCTGCCGCTTCCGCACGTGAGTGCTGGCTGTTGATCGAACTACCGATGGCTTGGCAAAGCTGAGGAGAACGGAATCCTGATGTGACTTTGACTCTACCGAAATGATCTCTTACCGGTTGTAAAATTTTTTCACAAAGTAATTTTAATTTTTCTATTTGTTCTGCGTTAGGGTTATTGTTAATACCTTTACGTATAGCAGTATCTGATTTGATAAGCTCTTGAAGAGTAAAGTTTCGTGTAAGTTCCATTTTTATATATTATTAATTAGTAATGCAACTATAACTGCACCAGCTGCACCCAATATCATTTTTTCTAATCTTAATATTCTGTCTTTTATCTCTCTAATTTCTAAAAAAGTTTGTTTTTGCATAATCTTGCATAGCTTTTCATGAGAATCAATTCTCTCAGCTGCAGATCTTTTAGCCATTATATTGTAACCCCCGCTACAATAGAAACCCGATAGGACTTGCCTATCATACCGCCCAAACTTTTAAATTTGTTTATCATTATACAATCCTTTTCCCGGCAATTACTTGCTCTGTCGGTGATAATAAAGCTTCTTGAGTACGTGTCAAGTTGGTATTTGGATTCACTACACTTGCTGTTTTAACTACAGGTGTAGGTGTATTTGGTAGTGGTGGTGCTTGTACTGTTAGTGGATTAACATATTTATCTAATAATTTTTTTCCTACTTCTGGTATAAATCTTAAACCTTTTTTAATTAAACCTTCGTCTCTTATAGGATTACCTTCTTCATCTAAAATCATATTTCCTTTTTTATCTAATTTATAATCAAATTTTTCAGGATCATATTCATTACCTCTTTCAAAAAATCTTTTATCAAAATAAGAATCTTTCAATGTATCTAACTCATCTATTGGAAATACATAATCCTCGTTTAATCTAAATTTATATTTTATATTCTCTTTGTTTTCTTTTCTAAGTTGTGAATCAATAGTATCAACTTTTGTTTGAAATCTTGCTTTTGAATAATTGGTTGGTGTAAAAACACCATCTAATAAATTACCTCTTAGCCTTGAACTAACTCCAGATTTTTTTAAAATATTATCTATATCGTCTTCACTTAAATCTAAAAGTTTTAAATCTTGAATTCTAATAAACATATCTTTCTGTATTCTAAATGCTTCATCTTGCATTTTTTTAAATGTTTTAACTTGAGTCATTGGTGTGTTCTCACCATAATTATTTACATTGTAAAAGTTTTCATTTTCATCAACAGCTCTTAAAAGTCTATTCATGTCTGATGCAAAATACCTTAAATCTTTTTTAGTATCTATTCTAATAATTCTAGTACCTGCTAGCAATGCTAACAATTCATCTTTTAAATTTAAAGGTTTACCACCTTTTGTTAAATCTTTTCCTATTGCTCCTTCAATTTTTTCTGCACTAGTAAACACACCTGGTTTTACTCCATCTAGTATATAAGCAAATGATTTTGCAAATTTATCTCCAATACTATCTGATGCAGCAAAGACCGTACCACCTTGATCTTTTTTACCATTTCTTACAGTAACATCTAAAACCCTATCATAACCTAAAGGCTCAGTTATAAATGGTGATAGAGTTGTCATCACAGGTCCATCTTCTGCAAACATGATACTCATTACATAATCATCTGTTTCTTGAGGATTTAATTTTTGTTTATTAGCTTGATTAATTGCAGCTTCAAAAGGTGCCCACAAACTATCATAAGGTGAGAAGTATGAGAAATTAATTGCTGCTGATTCACCATCTTTCCATCCTGTTACAGGAAGTAAGTTAGAGTTCCTGTCCCATGGTGCAGCTGAAGAACGTTTGTAAGCGTCCCACTGAGAGTCTGTTGAATTAGTTAAAAACTGTGCAAGTTCTACTAAACCTGTTCCTGTTGCGTAACTTGTCATAAATGCACCAGTTAATCTTCTAAGACCCATCTGTCTTATTGCTGGATTACTGCTAGATGTTTCTTTTAAACCTAGAGATAAAATGTTTGCACCTGTTCTAAGTATTTCTGCAGGGAAAGATATGAAAGCACCTAAAGGTAGCTTTCTTAGTTCTTGTATTGCTGGAGGTACTTTAGAATAAGTCGGGTACGTATTTCTAATTAAGTATGCTGAGATATCATCAACATGATCATCGAAGTTTTTAATTACACCTGTTAAAGGATTAGTTTCTAAAAACTCTTCTCCCATTTCTCTGTACCATTTTTTAACATCATCTATATTTTTAAGAGCACCGTTTATTTGTGATCTTGAATACTCATAACCAAAGTGTTTCCATAAGTTATCACCACCTGCATATAGTCTTGCAACCTTGTCGGTAGGCGCCATTTTAATTAACTTATCAAATAATTTATCCGATGTTCTTATTTCTTGGTTTTTAATCTGGTTCATGATGGCTTTTAGTTCGGATGCTACAACGTTTTCATCCCAAACACCTAATCTAACTAATTTTTCTACGTAATCATTAAATGAAACTTCATCTATATTTTTTTGACCTGCTCTAAATATATCATCTAATACTATCTTCATTGCATTAGTAACACTTGCTTGACCACCAATGTGACCATTCATCAATGCAAAGAATGCAGCTGAGGATACATTTCTAACTTGTGTTTGTGGTGAGTATAAGGTTTTACCAACTTGAACCAATACTTTACCTTGCATAATTTCTCTGTAGATAGGAACATTTATTAAGTTATCTAACACTCCACCAATACCTTGAAACATTTGAACATAATCTGGATCTGCATAATATTTTAGTAAATCTGATTTCATATGTGGCCCAAGTCTAGGCATCTTAGAAATAAGTTGTGGAGTTAAAACACCTTTGTTAATTGCTTCTTCCGCAGATCTAAACAACCATCCATTTTTTAAACCAGACTCTCCAATAAAATCAGCTGCTTTTTTATTTGCCATAGCTGATATCATTTCAGCTGTTGTACCACCCACTGATGCTTTTAAATTTTTTTCAGGACCTAATAAATTTTTAATTGCGTTAGGTAACTCTTCACCTGTTTTTAAAAACTTATAGTCCTTAAATCTAATTAACTTTCCAATTTCTTTTAAGGATTGCAAAGGACTTCTACCTTCTGCTTTTCCAGCTCTAAGAACAGCTTCAACCATCATTTGAGCAGATTCGTTGTAAGCTTGATTCATATCAAGTTTTGGAAAGTCAGCTTTAGCTCTTATTTTTAAATCTTTATTTCTTCCAACTACATTTTTAGCCACCCAATCTATTGCTGTGTTATATACCTTTTCATCTGGTGCATAGTTTGGATTAGTGAATGTTGAAAAAGATCTTAACATGTAATCTTTTATTCTATTTATTTCTATACCCTCTAAATTTTTTGTAATAGCATCACCATCTTTACCTTTTGGTAAAGCTTTTTTAAATTCTTTCATTGTGTTTTTTATTTCAAGTTTTAAATTATCTGCTAAGTCTATTAGTTCTTTGGGAAGATCATCTCTTTTAAGTTGTCCTCTTAAAAATTCTTCTATTTGATCAAGATAATGTTTTTGTAATGCAGGAGAAGTAGTTGCACTATTGTAATTGTTTTCAAATTTTTTAGCTAGCTCGTAAGATCTTTTTTCAATACCTTCCATAGTTCTATCTAATTTTCTTGCTCTACCTTTTATAAAAAGCATAGCTTTTTCTGATATACCTTCAATGTCTTTAGGCGCTTTACCAAAAGATCTAAAGTAAGATAAGATGTTATCTAAACGTTTAATAACTCTTTTTTCTTTTGCTGGGTTTGTTACAGAATACAATCTCCAGTCTTCAAATTTTGGTAACTGTTTTACTATTTTTCCTGAAAATGTTGATACGATCGCAGGAGCAAGTGCTTTAGTTAATACAAAGTCCGTAGCGTTTCTAATTGTTTTAGCAGTGCCTGCTACAACAGGTTTAACTGCTTCTCTAGATCCAAGATAACTAATAGGTCTAAATACAGCAGTGTTTATACCTTTAGCTCCTAACTTAGCAGTTGTTTTTACAAATGGTGCAAGACCAAACTTGTAACCAAGTTGTAAACCTTTTCCAATTAAAGGAAAGCCGGCACCAATGATAGCACCTTCTTGTCCATATTTAATTCTATTTCTAAATTCAGCTGCAGCTCTTTCTTTACCTTTTAAACCTTTTGTAGACTCTGGTTCAAAGTAAGGAGTGCTTCTTCCTTGTTCTGATGCTAAAAAATCTGTTGCTCCTACAACAGCCATACCTTCTATAGCTCTTGCAGCGATCTTACTAACCTTTGCTTTTTTACCACCTTTGATTCCTGAAATTATTTTTTTAATCTGTCCAGCAGTTTTTGTTCTTCTTAATACTTTTTGTATAATACCACCTGGTATTGCAAACTGAGTCATTAGACCAACCAGGTCACCTCTCCATGTTTCAGGTCTATCCGGTTCTTTATCCTTCATCATCTTGTCAAACTTTCCTAAAAAGTCTGAATCAAATGTATAATCTAAACCAGTAAATAAAGTAGTTCCTAACCCAGACATCAAGTCATAACTACCTGAGTCTACTCCTTTTCTTATTTCATCTAAAATAGATATATAATCTTTTTCTTCACCATCTTTTAACAACTGCATTGAGTCTACAGGTTTGTCATATTTTTTAGACATAGCTTGGTCTAAAAGTAATTTCATGTTTGGTGATCCAGAAAGAATAAATCTCGATAAACTTTTATCTTCTTTTTGAAAAGGATTGAATGGTTTCAAATATTTAACAGGTGGTGTAGGTTCTGTTATATTTTCTAATGCTTTTAAGAAAGAGTTTTGTACTTCACTAAGTTCTCTTACTTGACCAGGAGGAGTTTTCTTTTTCTCTTGTTGTTGCTGATCTTTTTTATATCTCTCTAGAGCAGTTTCGGCCATTTTATGCCTCTTGCGGTAATACTAAATTCACACTATATTTTTGATTAAATAAATCAACGTCTTGTTGAGTAGCAATTGTTGCAAAATCTTCTAAAGCTTCAGGACTAGCAGCAATTAGTCTTACAACATCGTCTCCTATTTCTTGTGGTAATCTAGCTCTTAGGGTACCAAAATCTATTTTAGGTTCTTGGTCCATGCTCATTGATTCTTGAGGCATTGACATTGGAGCTTGATCCATGCCTGCTCCACCACCCATTTGATAACCTGCTCTACCACCTTCAGCTAATGCTTGGTTTACATCAGGAAACTTACCTGTTTTAAAAAATTGTTGATAGTACATAAACATGTCTTCTAATAATTTTGGATCATCATCACTTTTATAAATTGCTATTCCATCTGCATCTTTTTTATCTAATAAGTTATCTTTAATTTTTCTCATTATTCTTTGAGTATATTGCTCATCGCCTAACAAAGATTGCATTACAGTATCATTTTTAGTTAACTGTTCTAATCTTAGTTTTTTCTTATTTAAAAGATTAGCATCATTTTCACTAAATTCATTTGGTGTTGTAGTTTGTTTATTTTCTAATTTTAAAATTAGATCCATAGTTGTTTCAATGTCATCAGCTATTTGTAATTTAACACCTCTATTACCAACTGTATCTCCCATACCACTTAAT